CTACCATAGCTATGAGAGTGGAGGGGGGCCCGGGATTCCCGAGTGATCCTCCTTCCACTTCCACTGAAGCTGTGTTGCAAAGCGTAAGTACGCCCGCGGTTGCGCATTCCGACAGCGCTCTTGGGGTCCAATGGACCCCCCCTCCCAGAACTGGTCTTTCGAGACACGAACAGGGTTCTGTGCATCATCAGAGAGGGAAACACTACTGTTCACCAGGGCCTATTCGGCGCCAGAGATCAGCGTGCCAGCGGTTTAATCCGTTCGGAACGCAGGTTTTTAGTAACGATAGGTGGATCTCAGACAGGTCCATGAAAAGGCTCAACTCCTTGCCCCATACGGGAATACAGGAGAAGAGCCTCGACGTGGTACCTGAGGGCCTGTCTGAGGTGCCTGAATCAGCGAAGCAGCATCCAGCGGCAATGTCCCAAGAGGACTTCGTCGCCTTTAACACCAAGATGCTGTCGAATCAGGCAGAGAACCCGCTTCAACTTCTTGTCGACGCAGTCGCACTCTTTCTCAAGAGAGACTCCTTTAAGGAGGCGGCTATGAAGAACCTGCTCCACCTTGTGGGGGCAGGCAAGTTGAAGTCCTGGCTCAAATTCGCATTGGCCCAGCCTATGGCTGAGCTCACCAAGGGGTCCCCTCTCGAATCGGTCTATGAACCGGTCAAGCCGCCAAAGGATTTACCAAAGGAGGCTTATCAGACAGAAGATGGTGGAGTGAAACTCTACATTCTCGATCTGTTTGGTCTTGAGGGGAAGGAGCGCATGCGTGTGCTCCAGAGGTTGACTGAGAGGCAGAAGGACAAGATAACTCCATCTCGTCGGGCGATTGCAATGTGCTTCAGCATTTTATCACTGAAGAATCTCGCACCGCCACTGACATTTCCGGAGCTGTCTGCCGCTGTTAAAGAGCATCAAGAGACGCTCACCTCTCAGGTTAATCCGAGGCTTTCGAGTCGACAGAAGGATTCCCTTCGCGATATTGTTGACGCATTAATACCCGAGAACTACATTTTGTTCTCTAAGCTGCCCAAAGGCACACTGACGGACAGGGCCGCTCTCTTGGAGGAGAGGGAAAAGGACGTTAGTGTAGAGGAGTATAACGGAATTCCGTATGCTACTCGCCAAAGGCAACAGGTCTTTGTGTCATACAAACTTCGCTCTGGACACGGGCTCAAAGCCCAAGTCTCAGGTCCCCACCTTGATAACTGTGGGAATGGGAAATTTTCGGGCTACCGTGATTACGGAACAGCCCTATCCTTCGATCACCTCCACCACATGACCGCTTCGGGCAAGCGTGTACTGCGAGATGAGGGAGAGAAACGTATCCCGGAAGGTACGGCTGAAATGCCGCTCCGGAACTATGAGACTCTCACTCTTCGCAGAAAGCTCGCGCGGGATGAGGAAGAGGACGAACTTTTAAAACGCTACGTTGAGGAGGCCGCTACGGCGGACAACGCAGCGGAGGTGGTGGCCCTTTTGGAGCCCCTCAAAGTTCGTACGATTAGTATCGACTCTGGCGGTTTACGGTATCTCGCGTCGCGGATCCAGAAATTTCTCTGGGGCCGCCTCAAGGACTGTAAGTGCTTTACCCTAACAAAAGGCACCTATGTTCAAGAGGCCGTCGATGGCATGTTCCGAAAGGGACTTGCCTTCGTTTCCGGCGACTATAAGGGAGCTACCGACTCCATCTACTCCAATGTTACTGACTACACGGTCCGGCGGATCTTCAAGAAGATCGCTTTTCCAGCGGAGCTCCGAGCACACGCGGACGCTATGGCCAGGTCAGTTACCGAGGTGATTCTTGATTACACCCGGACATTGGATGGAGAAGGCATTAAATATATTCTAGAACTGGAGCGTCGGATGGTAGGCGAGGAGAACGAGCGGGTTTGTTACAACCGCAAGTACTTCGAACGCCCTCCACCGACCTTCTTTGACATCTATGAACTCTTCCGGTCGACCTATTCGGTTGACCCTTGGTTCGATATCATTGAAGTGCCCAAGGTCAAACAGACCCGAGGCCAGCTCATGGGGAATGTCTTGAGCTTCCCAGTTCTTTGCATAATTAATGCCGCCGCCTACTGCCACGCCTCTCAACTCTATCTAGAGTGGGAGGTCGCAAGCGGAAGGGCACGTGAATACTATGGAGGTCAAGGAATGGCCGAGATGTTGGGTGGCTTGTCTACCCCCCTCGCGCCATCTTCTCGATCAGCTCCAGAACGCCAGAGGGACTGGACACAATTCTCCCTCCTGACACAGTTCTGTGAGCCGGTCTACAGCAAGCTTGACGAGGAACATATGGAAGCGGTGGACTCTTATCACAAGAGAGATCACGCAAACAATGGTTCCCGGTCAGGCAAGATGAGACCTCCATCGTACAAATGGGTGAAACCGGACCCCCGTGGCCCCGCGAATCCCGAAGAGCTCCTTGCTCTCCGGATTCTCGATGCCCAGAAGACGACCTTCCAGTTGCGCTTTGTGCGCGATGGAAAGGACGCTCTGTCCAACTTACCCATTCTCGTGAATGGAGACGACATTCTCTTTCAGGCCACCAGACGGTTTTACCATGTCTGGTCTCGTGCCATCGCCCTTTACGGGCTAGAGAAGTCGGTCGGGAAGAACTATTTCTCCCCTCACTTTTTCACGATAAATTCACAATTGTTCGTCAGTGATAGACCAGAGTACTTTAATGAAGAGAAGGTAGGAGAGCCCATCCCGAAAGGAGATGAGTTGTCCCAGCCAGTTCGGATCAACACCATTTGGTGGTCCGGACTTGGCCCAAGCTACCTTCAAAAACGCAAGGATCTTGCGAACTTCACTGGGAAGGCTTCCGCCTTCTACCAGGATACTCGGTCTTTTTTGCCACTGGTCCAGAAGGAGTTTTTAAACTCTATCGTGGACGTGAACCGGAGACCTCTGTGGAATAGTCTATGGCTAAAAGCCAACGACGACTACATAAAGGCCTTTGATATCCCTCGTGGTCATAAATGGGAAGGTAAGTCCGGCAAGACGAAAGTCGATGCCGGTTTTCTCGTTTCTCGCTCTTTGCCCGTGGCCCTTGGTGGCCTCGGCCTGGAACTGAACGAAAAAGAAAAACTTACCGATGCCCAAAAGATCATTGCCTGTCGACTTAACTCGATCCAAGGCAGAGAGATGTCATTGAAACTCTCCGATTCCCCCCTCATCCAGTCCCTTATGGGGTCTATGCAGGATTACTTCCTGCGCAGATACCAGACTGTAGAGGCCAGTGACGATGAGATTTTGTACGTGAAGGCGACCGATCAGTATACGTATCTGCCGAGGTCTGGTGCCCGGGACATTAAGTCCGGAATCCAGGTTCTCCCTCTTACAGACGCGATCCTCAAGGTTGCCCCTCAGATCTTCCCGTTGTGGCGAACGCCACCACCCGATGACCTGAAGTTTGACAAGGACCAGCTTATGGCCTTGACAGCTAAGGTCCGGGCTTGGGCCCTAAAGCTCAACCAGAAGACCCGTACAAAATTCGCATCAATCTCTGACGACGACCCGACCCTCCGCCGGATTACCTCGACTTATGTGGTAAAGCAAGAACTCTTCCCGGGCAGCACCGATGCTGACCGAGAGGAGCGACACAACATGTTAAGGCCAAAAGAATTAAGGCCATCGTGGAGCGAAGAGCTCCATGAATCTGACTGCTGAGCACTATCCAGCAGTTTCGAATTAACTTGTCTGTGTCTAAGGAACCCCTCTAGGCTGGGGCGCAGATCCACATAATCCGCTTGTCAACTTTTCCGTGTGACCCCACGGTGACGCTCGCTTGGCATGGGCCTTGCGAATACAAG